ATAAAATGGGCAACCGACAAACCGCCTGCTCCGGTTGATATTGCTTATATAAATAATTTTTTTAACATCGTTCCTCTTGCCACGACAGATACTATAGATATTACTGATGTGAATATAGAGACGTTGTTATTTCAATCAACTGATGAGTTCTTTGCAGACATGCGAATGGAGATTTATAAAAATGGGGATTGTATTGATGATATATTTGCAGAAATATTTACAGTATTAGAAGATACAACCTATGCTACTCCTGGTAAATTGACAGATAGATTTATGGCTGCGATATCAAGTAAAGTAAAACATGTCATAATAACTAAACGTGCAGTAAAAACGGAAGAGGGAAAAGAAGAAGACATAATGGAAGAGGGAAAAGAAGAAGAAGAAGAAGATGTAATAGTTGAGTGGGGAGAAGAGGAAGATGGAGATGCGGAAATGGGTGCAAGAGAAGAGGAAAACGAGGAAGATAGAGATGCGGAAATTGGAGCAGGAGAAGAGGGAAAAGAAGAAGATGGAATACAAAATAAAAAGAGACAGAGAGACGAAGATACGTTGGGAGAAGTTGAAAACCAAGGTAATAAAAGAGTGAATGCAAATGAGACAGACGAACCTGAAGGTAATAACGAATTAAGAGAATTACAAATAGAGAGGTTTGAAGAAGCATTTAAACTAGAAGAAAGCAAACGTGATTTTATTACTGCCACTGGACCCATCACATTCTCAATAGGAAAAACGACCAGTGTACCTAAAAATTCTAAATTAATGCCCAACGGTCGTTTTCTCAACGTTCGAACTCTAACCGATTACCCTAGTTCTCAACCAAACATGAACGAAAAAACTATATTTGACTTTAATCAACCATTTATAAGACCAAAAGGCGGAAAACAAACCCGTAAACGTCAACATAAACTTAAATCCAAAAAACACAATAAAACTAACCAAAAACGAAAACAACAGAAACATACTAGACGAATTTCCTACGTCAAAAATAAACAAACCCGCAAAAAACACAAAATCAATAAATATGATTTTTAAACCGCCATTACAGACCTAATTTTGTACGATAACTAACTCCATAATCATACAATAATTCTTCGCCTGGCTCAATGTCTCGCCCTGCAAAAAAAAATATATATCCGTCGATATCTATTTCTTTCCCATTGTTTGTGACGTATACACTTGCCCCGCTTGCATCTTTATGTCGAACCACCACGACATTATCATTACCGATTGCAGCGCAATTCATGAAACGTGTGTAATTTGACGTTTCATAATTCGCTGCATCTATTGAAAACGTTTTTGTTCGGCTCTTGCTAGTAAATACGTAATCAGACTTAGGTAGATTGTTGACGTCATCGTATATTTTGCCCATATAATTGCCCAGAAATGTTCCCTTATTTATCCGTTTATTCGCGAATATACCCAGCCCAGCATTTGGTATTTTACTATATCCAATATTAACAAATGTGGGAATATATTTGGGAACATCTACCACATTTATGTTTACTGACTCCACTTTACTTGGATCTATAGACATGTATACATTCTGGCAAAATAATATTATTTCTCATTTTACGCATAATGCACCTTTGCCTAGTCATTTGGTGCATACTTACAAATAAAGAAAAAACGCATAACATTAGGTACACGTTTTTTATTTTTTCGCAACTCTCTCTCTAATTTTTTGATGAATTCGGTTAAATATTTTTACACACATTTGACGCCAATCTTTTCGCAATATTCTTGCACGTTTTTGTAAGCGTTGTTGTAATGGTCTGTAATCCAAGGCAAGCTCGCAATATTATCAGGATAATATTCAATTGCGTCTGCAATAACGTTCGTGTTAAGGTCAATAAACAACGATACTGGTTTTCTACCACCATCAGTTCGGTTATTGAAATAATAATCCGCAAATACAAACGGTTTGTGCATGGGCAGTTGCGCGAGACTATCAAGCATAAGAATTGCACGATTTCCAAGATATTTATCAAAATCAGCTGTGTATCTTGGACAAAATATCGGGTCTTCGTAGTGCCCGTCGCTACTGCGTCTGTATCCAATCAGCACTTGCTTATATTCGTCGTCTTCCTGAACATATCGGGCGGTTAATAAATAGTTTTCTAGATGGGAATCAAAGCGTGCAGTTAGATTGGATATGGTTGCACTCAATTCATCACACCTAGACTCACGTGCGTAATCATGTTTAACACATTGGATAAAATACACATAGTCTCGGATTAGGTCGTCGAGCCGGGTGTTCAGTTTGGTGTTATTTAATTCACGTCCTTCTGTTAGAGAATCCAATCGCATAGTTAACGTGGATACAGTTGCGGCCAATTCGTCACACTTTGTATGATGAATGTCATTCAATTCATGTATATCTCGAATGTGTTGGCTCTGTAGACTGGTAATACGCTGACCCAAATTCGCATAGTTGGCATTCGCATCGTCCCTGATTCGCTTCATTGTGATTTCAGTCGGCACAATGGCCTGCAAATAGGCGACCCGTTTTTCGAGTTCAAGTACATGTCCACGTAGTTCTAGACAGTCGTCTTCGAGTTTATTGACAACATCATTGTATTTGTCCATGAAATTATCTATTTTCACGCTCGTGTATGCCATTATTTCTTCTTGTTGGTTGCCAATATCGCGATACAACTGACCAAACCGTTTCTTGGCCCAACTGGCTGCATAAATCGTCCCGCCCACAATAGATGCCCACATACATAATGTAAATACCTGGTATGTGGTTGCATAGACCCAGCTTCCATCTCCACTGCCAACCGCCGCATTCATCATTTCCATACTGTTGCAAGACGACATTTATAACTGATTGTTAATTACTTTTGATACATCGGGTCTATATTGTTGGCCCAATTCAATTTTTTACAAAGTTTCAAATAATCCAATTCAAAAAAAGCAACATAAAAACACACAGGTAATTAATAGTAAACTAGTTCTCCATGAATTCGAATCAAAAGAAGGGTAATCCGCAAAAAATGCCCGGCCTACATACAATTGACATCAAGCACACCGAACTCCTAGATACATTTCACAAAATAGAGACAGAAACCATACCGAAACTTATTGAGGAAAAGGAGAACCTAAAAGAGAAAATCAAAACCCTGTCGAAAAGCCAATACGACGAGTACATGGACATGCGCGACCGAATCAAATACATCCAACAAGAAGTGAAAGTCCTAGGTCGACAAAAGAAGGAATATTTACTCAATAATTCCAAACACATTTTCGATTATTTTGAGCAAAAGAAGCAAATCTCCGTCGATTCAAACACACTCAATCAAAACTCCAATGTTCTCAATTCCTTCTTTAAAATCAAGGCCACGCAATCGTCGGCGGCCGACCCCAACAATGATAAATACGCAAAATCCAAGCAATCTTACCAACATTTCTGGCGAAACGTCACAAACGAGATTGCCAATATCCAAGATTTCATTGTCTCGACCGACGTATGTGAAACGTGTCAACGCGGAGAACTCATTCCTCAAGACGAAGAAGGCATCTTAATTTGCAACAACACAGCATGTGGAAAATTCGTGACTTACATTGTTGATAGTTCCAAACCCACCAACAAGGAACCGCCAAACGAGGTCTCTTACACGGCCTATATCCGTCTCAATCATTTTAAAGAAATCTTATCCCAATTCCAAGCCAAAGAAACGACGCAAATCCCCGATGAAGTGATCGATGCAATCAAAGCACGTATTAAAAAGGAACGAATTAAAGACGTCTCATTGATCAACTACGACAAAATGCGCGAAATGTTGCGGAAACTCGGCTTCAACAAGTATTTCGAGCATATTCAATATATTAATTCGCTGTTCGGGATTAAACCCCCCATCATGAATGAAGAATTACACGAGACGTTATGTGTTCTCTTCATCGAAATACAAAAACCATGGGCGGTTCACTGTCCGCCTAACCGGACTAATTTCTTCAACTACACGTATACATTACACCAACTATGCGTGTTATTGGACCAGACGCAATATTTGCCCTATATTCCTATGATGAAGGACCGCGAGAAGCAATTAGAGCAAGATATGATATGGAAAAAGGTGTGTAACGACCTGGACTGGGAATATTTCCCAACCGTATGAGTTGACTTGCCAAATCATACAAATCGACAAACTATTGTAATATTATTACATAATGTGATGTAAAAATATTAAACCATTGAAAAATTAAGCGGCAATGCGAATACCACCCACCAATGTGCTACCGAGTGTCATACCGGCACCATTTCTAGCACTGGAACCCATGGAGGGAATAAACACGTCCAAAATGCTAAATGTGGCGGCAGCGGTCAAGGCAATCACAATGATTTCCTCAACGCTCAACGCCTTCTTGGGGATCAACATGGCGCAAATCGCCACAGCAAGGCCTTCAATCAAGTATTTGATGGCACGCTTCAAAAGCTCGTTCATGTCAAACATTTCGGTCATGTCGAATATATATTATATTGAAATAAAATAATTCATTCTAAATGAAATGAAACGAAACAGCCAATATCCGGAATTCAATATACGCAAATATTATGTTATGTAGAAAACACTTAAATATAATATTGGAATACAAGATATAATGTCGTCATTCGAGAAGAAAACACTTGCAAATGGATCTACGAATCCTAAATATGTAGATTTGTGTGATGAAGATGCCCCCGTCGCGGGACAGAAATTTGCATGCCTATCGTTTGTCTCCCCCGAAAAAATTTTGAAGAAGCGCGAAGTGTATTTATTCGACCAATTCATCAAGAACTGGGAATTTTCTAAATCCATGGAGCGTTACTTCGATTTCATCCATTTCGTTGCATACAAACACAACGTGAATGTGGAGACACTTATCGCGGATTTCAATGATTTCGTAAAGGAGGAATCGTCAAAGCTAAAGAAAAGTGGAATTGAGGATGATTACAAGAATTTCATGGACAAGCAAGAAGACGCGTTGAACGAGAAGTTCAACCGAGAGCATTCCTTCCAAACGTCAGTGCGCGGACTCAAGGTGCGCGGCGTCTTCGCGTCTCAGGAAGAGGCCGAACAGAAGTGCAAGAAGTTGCGTGAGCACGACCCCAACCACGATATTTTCGTAGGTCCGGTGGGTGTGTGGATTCCATGGGATCCGGATGCGTATAAGACGGGTCGCGTAGAACATATGGAAGAGGAGTTGAACGCGTTGCACAAGGAGAAGATGAAGAATGAGGAGATGGCAAAGAAGGAGTTCGAAGAGCGTGTTCGCGAAACAAAGAAGAAGGCGATTATGGAGAATATCGAGAAGGCGAAGGCGAGTGGAAACGTGCTGACTCAAACAATGGATGCAGATGGCAATTTGGTGGGCGTAAAGGAGACGGTGAATTTCGAGGAGCGTGATGTGGCCGATGCCGAATCTACCAAACTACGCAACGAGTTGTTGCTGGAACAGAACAGCAATTTGGTGGACACACTCGAGAGTGTCGATTAACTTCCCACAACCTCCAGTGTACAATACAAAATAAACCAATAACGATATAAATATTATGATGTATTTAATGTAATACATCATATGACAACTTTTTGCGATATAATATACAGGAAATATATTCTTACAGATGAACAACCGGTCGAATTCTTAACATTTGACTACATTACAAGCGCACAATATTTTACCGCCAATCTACCTCGAGGTTCTAATCGGTGTGGTGATATTATTTATGTATTATATTCGATATTTATATCGATTTATGTTCATGCACGCGCGAATTATGTAAGCACGAAGTATGCATATATTAAAAATACGTTTAACAATCCGTTTTACAGCACCGATTATAAAGCAGAATTCCTCAACAAATTTTGCGACGCCCAGCGCCATTATCAAGCCCTATGCAAATTCGCATATAAATGGAAGTGGAATCGAGCAACATATACAATCAAACACGATTTATTGTTGAACCCGATTGAACCCGGCCAATATTTTGTGTTGCCGTTATTGCATGCTGGGAAGAAATACTTGTTTACGAAAAGCGACTTGACGAACATTGTGGAAACTGCATTAACCAATTCGCCGTATATTTATTCCGAGCCATTGCCGATTAAGAATCCATACAACAATTTGGTTTTCGACAAGTCACATTTGTATACGATTTATTTCTTCATGAAACACCGCATGTTTACTTTGCCGACCGTTTTTCATCAATATTTCTTGTATAATTTTCATTTGAAATTGTTTCGCGATAATAACGAGGCGCTCATTCGAAAAATGCATATAAATTCGATGATAAAGACGAATAACACGATGATTCTACGACGGGATATAAACACGATGATTCGCCAGTATAACGACCATTGTATTAGTACCACCAAAAAAATATATATTGACCCTGATTTTCCAAATGACGTATTATTTCGCGCAATGACGCCCTATTTGCATTTATTTTACACTTCTACATATGCATTGGACATTACCGAAAAGGGCAGTGCAATGAACAATTTGAGATATCAATTGGATAGGTTTCATAAAATATCACCTACATTTGGCCGCAAATTTATAAAAATGGGATTTAAAAAAACAAAATTTCTACCACTGGAATATGTATACGATATGCGATATACACAATATGTAACCCTGCCGTTTTCAAAGAATTATGATAATTGTCACACCACCATTATTGAGGATAATGAGGATGAAGAAAAGGATTCTGGCATGTCATTTTATCCATTGTTACCACACAGTACGTTGATTCCGCATTTGGACGATGACGATGATGATGATGATGATGATGACGACGATGATGACGACGATGATGATGACGATGAAGATGATGGCGGCATTGTCAACCCGCATATTGCGAACAACAATAATGATGATGTAGATGAAGATGCAGAAACACTAAGCATGTTACGCGACGCAGATGAACATGTAGATGGTGACAGTGATGATGTCGCCGATACGTTCCATGAATCGAGTACAGACGAGGACTCGGTTCATGAGGATGATTTGGCTATACATATGGAAATCGCAACATCCGGTTCAAATACAGACTATGATAGCGATTTATAGAACTGAACCGTTACTGGTTTACCATTTTGATTTCTTCACATTAATGGTTTGCGCGCTTTTCTTTTTGGATTTACTCGGGTCATATGCCTCATCTTCGTCATCTGACCCCATATTTTTAGATATTTCCCAAAATTCCTTGGACCCCAATCGAAAATTTGGGTGATTCTCGGCCTTGTACCAAAATATCTGGTCATTCAGTTTGTTCGATTTCGCATTGTTATTAATGACCAAACATTCGAAGTTCTCGGTGCATTGGTCCATAACTGCACAAAACGATTCCAATGTGGGAAACATACTCGCATAATTTTCCCATATACGTTTACGGTTGGTCAAGTACGGTTCTCGCAATATAAACACATAATCGATGTTTGTACGCAGATTCGGTGGGATACCCAGAGGATATTGCATGGTAATAATAAGC